CTGAAAGTCTTCTGGAGACATAGTTAACAAGGGCATCAGCGGATCGATACCCAAGCTTGAGAAAAAATCTTTCGCACCTCCCTTGCTCAGCTGCTCGAATAACTCGAGCTTATAATTGTGGATGTCGCTGTTCACTATGTTCGGGTCTTCGTCATCGCGCACCAACCAAGTCGCCGCAATGTTGAGAAGGATGTCGCGATGTATCACCGTATCCTGCCGCTCACGTATCACATGGATATATGCGCCAATCAGTGCCGCGTTCTTTGGATTGCTTAAGCCTGCGCCCAATGCTTTCTCCATCTCCGATAGTATCAGCTCCATCTCCGCTCCGCTAATGCCTGAGCTCAACCGCTCGAGCAAGGACATGGACATGGAGAAGCGTTCCAGTGGTAGGTTGACTTCTTTGGGGAATCGGTAGTAGGTGTGGCCTTCGTGAGTGAATACCTCAACGAGGTTGTGAGTGGTCTTCTTACTGCCCCATAAAGAGCGCAGTCGTCCGTTTAATTCTTTGATGTACTTCATGTATTGATTCTTTTACGTATAGTGTGCTGCCGTTCTGCATCATGATGATGGTATCAATCCGATCGTGGAAGACGTAGTTAATCTGCTCAGTGTTCACCAATATGTCGGTGTAGCCAAGTTCCTCCGCTGTCAAGTCCTTGAGCTGCTCGTCATCCGTGTCCATCACCTGGATCAACTTCGTTTGCACATGGATGAAGCCTGCCATGTCACCAGTATCCAAAAGGGCACTCCGCGTCTTCCACTCTGGTCTTCGCAGGAAGGAAGCAGCCGCACTCCTTGCAGGAGTTGAGTCGCTTATCCTTGTGCTGGCACAAGGCGCAGATGGCAGAACGTGTCTTGCTCAGCTCATTGTTCCTGCCTCTAAGCATGAACCACCAACCTTCGATGATTGCTCCGATGCGTCTCATGGAATAACGACAGGACTTAGCCCAACCGAAACAGCTGAGAATGATAAGCACTTGTAGATATCGCCATCGACTGTGATGTCGAGCTGCTCTTGTGAGCCTGCGGAGTCGGTAACCCATATCGTGTAGCCTTGAAGTGGATCTATCTGAATGCCTTCGATGTTGAGGTAGCCCTCGCCATCACTGGTCGCTTCAAACTGCTGAATCTTGCCCGTTGCATTGTGTTGCAGCCAGACGTAGTAAAGTGTGTCGGCCTCGACTATGCCGAAGCTAAACTCTGTTAGGCAAGCGTTCACATAACTGCCTGCATCATAACATGGTGAACATACGCTCATAGGTATCTCTTAAGTATTGCGTTTACAAAGTAACGAAAACAATCTAAGAAATCGGCTCGCTCTGATAAGATTCTTCGATTGCTCTTGATGATGCTGCCATTTGAATCGCACTGCACTTGCTTAGCATCAAACACGAAGCCCTTGCACTTGACCGAGTTGGCTCTGATGTCCAACTTCCGCAGTGCGCCATTGCAATCGATGCGGCTGTTGTAGTGCGTTGGATTCGCCGGAATGATGATCTGCGAGTCGGATAGATGCAGCCGCCTTTTTATCTGCGTGTATGCACTCGAGTTGTCACGCTGTTGCACAGTGCCACCTTTGCCCATTGCATCTCCTGTGATGCGCAATAGACCCATTGGGATAGCCATGCGCTCGATGTGATCACAGAACGCATCAACGCTGCCCTTCTCAATCTTAATCTCATCCACAACCACGCAGCCACGAGGTAGCTGTTGGATGACCAGTGCACAGAGTGGGTTGATGTTGAAATCGACTGAGATGAATATCGGTATGTTGCGATTAAGTGCAACGCTGTCATCGATGTGCTTCTCGTCTTGCCACTCGTACAAGAACGGATTAGCAACGTCATCGAGTATGTCCCAATCACCCTCCACGAATCTCTGGTACTGGACAGGCGGCAACTCCTTCAAGCTCTCCAAGTACTCGGGAGGTATGTGCGGATTGTCGGTTATCTTACTCGGGATATAACTCCATTTCTCAGGCAAGCTGTTGTCGCGGTAGCGGTCGTAGATGATGGACTTCACCCAATTGTTCGCAGGGTTGCAAGTAGCAAGGCAAACAATCGGCGGCTTGCCATGCGCCTTGTTCCAACTGCCGATACGCTCCTGCACCTTGTAGAAGGTCGGCTCTTGCAGCTCGTTAACCTCATCGAGCCCTGCGCCGTTCACTTCGAGCCCTCTGAAGCGGTTGAGGTCTTTGTCCTCATCAAAGCTTTCCGCCATGAAGATAAGCTCACTGCCGTTGTTGAATGTCACAACATTGGTATCTCTGTTCCAACTCTTGATGTGTGCGTTCAACCCATCGCCGAGCAATCCAGTGAAGCTCGGGAAGGTTGTGCGCTTAAGGTCAGGTAAGCTCTTACGTATTATCACCCATCGACTGCCGCCATAGTGCAGCGCGAGATGGCTGATGGTGAGAAGTAGCCAATAAGTTTTGCCGCCTCGATAATCTTTCCCCCTTACATTTCTGCAAGGGGCGACCATCGTATGGCACCCCCGAAAACAATGACTCGCTTGTCTCCGCTGGTCGCCATATCAAAGGCAATAGTTTGTGTCTTAGTTAGTGTAAATTGCATAGTTCTTAATGTTTTTCATTGCCACGCTTTTAGATACTCCAACTTCTTTTGCAATTGATTGGTAACTCATTCCTAAACTTCTAAGAAAACACATTCTCTCAATGCCTTGTTTTGTTTGCTTGCTTCTATGACTTTCATGCAAACGCTTTGCTTTCATCAAGCCATTATCAAAAGCGTGCTTTATATTTTCTGAATTATTCACCCACTCTAAGTTGCTGACATGATTGTTAGTCTTAATGCCATCAATGTGATTTACTTGAGGCTTATCATTGACATTGTGAATAAATGCCTTAGCAACTATCCTATGGACCTTAAGTGTGGTAAGTTTGCCATCAACCATAATTGCAACACGCTTATAACCTTTTTTGTCAATGGCAGCCTTCAGCACTTTGCCTTTAAGTTTCAATGGCTTCTTAGCTGTTTGAACAACTCTGTCAATGCTTCTTACGTTTCCAATGTTGGACACTTCGTATCCATTTGCAAACGCTATCCAAGTTTCATTTTCCATCTGATTCAATTGTTCTTATGATCACCAAGGGCTCAGTGCTTGTGATGTTGGTGTCGGTGGTTTGCTTAGGCTTGCCGTAGCCGCGATCAAGCAGCATCTCTGCCGCCTTGATGTCGCCCTTCAATGCCTTAGCTTCAATCGCCTTGAGGATGCGCTCCGCTGTGCTAAGCCCGTTCTTCTCATCGCCCAAGATGTCTGCCATTAGCTTGCTCAGCTCTGGAAGCTTACGAGGTCTCCCGTTAGGGTTGCCTGTCTGCCCTTTCTTGAACTTATGCTTTTCAATGTCCTTGGCTGCCATTGTGCTGTTTTTATGCTGTTTCAATCGTAATCAACCAACTCCGCATCGGAATCAGTTTGCTCCTTTATTTTGTTCACTTGTTCCTCGTTGTTGTCAATATGCAATTCAATGCCTAAGCTTTGAATCGTCTTCCACTTATCAGCTCCATTGGTGAAGTACACGCGAAGTCTCGGGATGCCGAGCTCGTTTGCAATTGCGTAAACTTCCGCGCTCATCCGTTCCTCGTTTCTTCCAGTGATTATGTACACGCGATCACCATTTGCAATCTTCCTGCGAGCAAGTGCCATGCCTTGTGGTGTGTCAAGCACTCCGTCAACATCGAAAGATATCTTCATCGCTTCTTAAACTTAGCCGCTTCTGCGTTCGCAATCGCCACCGCTTGCATTGGTGCATAGCCTTCATCGATTAGCTTCTTGATGTTCATCTGGATGATTTGTGGCGAGTCGCCTTGGAATAGTGGCATGATTACAAAGATAGTGTTTTGCTCCGCTTGATTTCGTCCTCTGTCAATTTCAATCTTACAACCTTGTTATAAATAATAACATCGGCAGTATAGTAGCCTTCATCGTTCTGCTTAAGTGATCCAATTAAATACTCATTCGGAACTTCCATCTGGATATCTTCTGATGCTTCCATTATCTGCTGCATCACCTTAAGCTTGAACGTCACCTCAACATCTTGCACTGATCCGATTGGAGTCAAGTATCCAGTGAAGCTATCATCTTGCAGCCTCATGTATCCACTTCGCCATCTGTTAGCAGCCATAGTCGTCTGTGCGTTTTGATTTATATTGCTCAAGGTATGCCTTAACAAGTCGCTTGATATCTTCTTTCTTGCTTTTCGGGATGCGCAGAGTCACGTTGCAAGTCTCCTCGCCATACTTAAATGGTGGGCCTGCTCCTGCACGTTTGCCTCCTCTGCGTTCAATCTTTTGTTCCATTGGGCACAAAGATAGGAATTAACTTTTGATTATGCAATTTCAATGTTCTTATCCATTTCGCGCATCGTTTCAAGTAGTAGCCATAGACGATGCTCTCGGGGTCTGCATTCATCAAGTGCATCCTGAAGCTCTCATGCGTGCGCTGTGTTGAATGATAAGTCACGCATCCATCCACAATCTTGCCCTCAATTGGGTAGTATTCGTTCATGGTCTTAATTATCTTCTCCTCTGTCGTCACGGTTTATGATGTTTAAAAATTCTGCTTCATTTCTTACAATGTGATACTCATGCCCAAGTGATCGGCAAAGCTTCTCAAAGGTGATCTGCTGAGGAGACTGTCTTCCGGTATCTGTCTTCCACTCAATCCAACAAGTCTTGCCTTCTGGCTTCAAGTAGCACATATCTGCAACTCCTGCGATGACTCCCATGGCTTTGTTCATTGCTCCCTTAATGCCGTTGATGGAGTTATTATTGATGGCAAATATGCGGCCTCTCAAGTCTGGGCGTGCGTTCCAAAGGTTTTGGAAGGCTTTCGCTTGGGTTGCAACCTCGCTCATAATGGACAGGCGGACAGGCAGGACATGCAACTATTCACATCTTGGAGGGTGACATAATGTGTGCGTGTGTGTGTGTGTGTGTGCATGTATGTATGTATATATAGTTATTATTAGATAAAGTGCCTGTCCCCTGTCCAAATCGTCTGAACACTTAGAGTGGCATTGCTTTCCGATGGACAGGCAAAAAATAAAGTGCCTGTCCGTGCCTGTCCAATTATGATGGATTTCGGCTAACAAAGTACATCATAATCTTCGATTGATTTAGTGCTCTGCGCTGCTTTTGATATCCTAAAGATGTTAGTATCTGCCCAATGCGATTGGTGTTGAGATAATTAAACTTAGTTTCGACCATCAAATACTGTTGGATTTCCGTGAGTGACATCCACTCGCCGTATGTTGTTGAGCCTCCAGTTTGAAGCTTCTTGTGAATCAAGTCCTCTTCAGGTGTCGATAGCTTAAACATCTCTGTTGCTTCATTGAGCTTGATGATATCTTCTTTGAGAATGGTGTACTCGCATCCTGCTTGGAACATGCAGAAGAGCTCGCGCCAAAGTGCTGACTTATCGCACTGGTTGTATAGGTCGTGGTCAATGTTAAGGATGTGCAGTGGTATTTGTCTACGGTTTCCTGTCGGATCGTTAAGCAGCTGCGTTTCGTTTGATGTGCCGCAGAATACTGCGAGCCTTCTGATGTCAAGAGATACTCTGCCGTATGGCTCGCGCACGTTGATGAATTCTTTTGATGTTAATTCTTTAAGTCGCTTGTCTTCCTTCTTGGATTTTCCGCCGTACTCGTCATCAAGGATGAACCACTTCTTGCACATGAGAATCTCGTCATCTTTTCCGGCATCCATTTTGGATTCCGCAAATAGGTAGCGCAGTTCTTTTGGAAGGAGATACCGGAACCAGTGTGTCTTTCCAGTGCCCTGCTTCTCGCCGCAGAAAATTAAGACCAGAGGCGAGTGGATGCCGTAGGCAGATGCGACAGCTGAAATAAGCCATCGCGTGATGTACATGTCGTGATTCGGCGTGTCAGACTTAACGCTTGCAACTAAGAGCTGAAGGTTAGGATATTGAAAGTTGGTAGGTTGGAATAGATCCTGCTCAAAGAATTCGTGCAAAGGGTTGTAGGTAGATATTCGATTCGAGAATAGTATGGAGCTTACAAGTTCTTTGCTTGATTCTTTGAACACTGCTTTTGAATCAAGGAAGATCGAGTTAATGTCATTATCATCAATCGGCTTTCCATTGAGCTCGATGTTGCGAGTGATTAGGTTTCTGCGAAGGTCGTAGGTATTAACGAATGCAGCAATATCAGTGCTTACCGAATCCGATTTAAATTTGATATCCTTGCTTACTATCTGCTCAACTATTTCCTTTGACTCTTCTGGACTGAATCCCCCTTGCTTTTCGAGTGTTTCAATTATGGCATCTTTAGACAGTCCTGCTGCTTTTTGCGATGTAGTGAATCGCGCAATTGCCTTGGTGTGCTCAGAGTAGATGTCGATGCCGTTCTGCTTAGCGTGGAAGTAGATTGTGCCGATTGTGGACTTCTTACCTTTTGTCTCGCTGTGGTTCTTGAGGCAGGCATCGAACTGGCTGTCACAATCGATGGAGTTGTACTTGGAGGAGTGTGAGGATAAGGTGTGAAAGTATTCGCGGCCATGCTCTTGAAACTCGGAAACGATGGCGTAGCAGATGCGCACCCAATCGGAGTAATCTTCGCATAGGTTGATGGCTTTCTCATCCATCTGCTTGATCATTGCATCGAAGTCGGTTTTGATGACCATTACCTTTGGATGCTTGGGCTCTTTCTTTTTTGGTAGATACTTCTTAAAGGTTGCTGATTTCTTGTTTAGAAGTAGAAAAGGATCGTAGGAAACAAATCGAGCTCTGGAAACATCCTTGCCGGACTGATCTACGATAAGTTGGTACTCGTTGTAGAGGTAAGCTGCGATTGCATTGAAGGCATCAAGATGCCGAGTGCCATCAATCTTTATGATTAAGCAAAGTCCTTGGCCGCTGATAGAGATGAATGCTGAATATAGATAAGGGTCAGCACCTATGCGCTTCTTGGTTTCGGCAGGATCATCGAGGTTGTCGATGTCAATAGCTATGAAGTTGGAATGCTTTCGGAGTCCATCGACTTTGCGCTCTGAGAATGATCCGCTGATTGTTACCAGTGGAGCTTTCTTTTTTATGAGATCTTTGATTTCTTTGTTCGGAGCATTGCGGACTTCAAGGGCTATGTCTTGCCATTTTCCTGTTTGGACTCCTTCGAGGAAGCTATCTATTTCGATGTCGACATCTTGCTTGTCGTGCACGTTCTTATAGTGTGATATCAGCATTATATATTGTTTTAAGGGTTGTTTTTAATTTTTCGTCAACCAAGTCTTTGTGGAATCGGTTGAATTTTCTGTTGCGTTCACGACACCAGAGCCTCGCAATTTCGTGATTCTTTTTCTCAATGTGCAAATAGTTGTCCGCATTTAATTTCTTAATGTTCTTTTTTGCAATAAGGGCAAGGTGTTCAACTGCTACGAAGAGCGAGCGATATTCTTTGTGGTGCTCATTCATTTTTATAAGCTTCTTGATGTCGACTGAATCTGTCATTAGGATAAAGTCCTCGATGCCTTGATCGAGCACAACCTTCTTGGGGAACTCGTATCCGCAAGGGAAGAGCATGCCGAGGTGTTGCGCATCGCACTTCATCTTAGATGTGTGCAAGAGAGCTGCACACTTGGGGCATTCTTTTACTGGCGCAACTCCTGCACCTGGCTTCTTGGGATTGTGGAAGATATCCTCCCAATTTCGGGGCGATGCCCATGAGCCATGCGTGAGGCAATTACCACCAAGGTCGATGATAGTAAACGCGAGCTTGATTGGATGCGGCCTTGCCCCTCTCCCGCACATCTGAAGCCATAAGGGCATCGATGCTGTTGCCTTGTTAACGATGACTGTTTCGATGTCTGGCTGGTCGAAGCCTGTTGTTGCAATGCCGATGTTGTTAAGGATGGCATCTGGAGTGTTGGCAAACCACTCGAGTGTCTCAGCGCGATCTGTTGAGGTTGCATCAAGGTGGCGTGAGTTAAATCCTTCAGCAAGGAAGGCGGCATTGACTGCCATCGAGTGCTCGACATTGCAATTGAATATTATTGTCTTGCGCCCGAGTGAGTTCTTCTTGTAGGCGTTGATTGTCGTGTCGATGTACTTGGGCTCTTTGTACATGGCTCCCATCTGTGCTTGGTCGAATTCCCCTGCTTTCATCTTAAGCTTAGCACGTTCTACAATAGATGAAGCGGAGTAGGTTTGCTCAGGGCAGAGGAAACCTTGTTCGATTAGTTCTGGGATGTCGATGCCGCAAACTATGTCATCAAAGTAATTGCGGAGCGGATTGGTCTTCTTGGCGGCAAGTGGAGTGGCAGTGAAGCCGATGATGTAGGTGTCAGTAAAGTGCTCAATGACCTTGGTGAAGTTACCAATATGGCACTCGTCAACTATTACCATGCCGATATTGTCGAAGAGGTGCAGCCTCTTGTGAGCTGATTCGACCATTGCGACATATACGCGAGCATGTGGTATGGTCTTCATTCCGGCAACTACTTTCTGCACTGGCAAGTTAATTGCTTTGCTCGCTTGTGTGAGCAGTTCTTCGCGGTGTACGAGTATAAGTATGTCCTGCTCACTTCGAGCGCAGAAGCGGTCACATATCGCGGCGAAGCAGACTGTCTTGCCTCCGCCTGTTGCGAGCTGAGCAACCACCTTGCGATGGATGCGCAGCTTCGCACTGATGTTGTTGATGAATCGCTCTTGGTAGGGTCTTAGTTCAAGCATCACTCGAAGGTTGAGGTGTAGTAGTCTTGTGCCCCTTCGTATTTAGTAATGATTTGAAGACCTTCATCATAACCTTCTTCATAAGCCTTAATTATCTGCTTCTTTTCCATTTCACTGGCTTCAAAATATAATTTATGAAGCTTATTAATAGTTTCAAGTTTTATGTTGTATTCTTTTTCTAAACCAATTAATCCATTTAGAAAATATACTAATGCTGTCTTCTTTTTCATTGGTACTTCTTTTTATAAAGTTGCTCACCTGCGGACTTTCCGACGGCTAAATTTCCACTCATCATATCCTTGGCGCATTCGTTGCAGATATCGATAAGCATTTGTTTTTCGTTTGGTATTTCAATCTCGCATAGTAGCGCGACTTGTTCGTAGACCATTGCCATTGCATGAGCGTACTGCTCACTGGACTTGCTCATCTGTTCCGCTCTGTCTCGGCAGAGATAAAGGATTTTTTTCAATGAAGTAGATGTCATAAATGTTATGAGGTTTGTATTTGGTTTTAATTCTTCCAGGTGTACTCCAGACGATCTCGACATACTTGGTATCTTCAGCAAGGCTTATGAATACTGTTGCATCATCAAAGTGATTGTACATCATCTTAAGATGTTTGAAGTTTGTCTCTATATATATGAAGTCGCGATGCAGGAAGTAATACATCACATTGGTAAATGAATAATTTTCAAAGCCCTCTGTGCTCCAGGTACTCTCTGATGAGGTTTTCTGCTGTGTCAATCTCCTCGGTTGTATGTCGGTGGATAAAAAGTTCACCTTTGAACTTATTGGGCACTCCTATGTAGTAGAAGTTTGTCGGCGAGTAGCCAGTGAGGTACGAGTACCAAACAGCTTGGATGTGGTTGTAGTGCTTAGTCATGTCGCTTGCGAATGCTCGAAGCGTTGTGCAGGATGTCGTCTTGATATCTGCATTAATCGAGTACATCGGGCAGTGTAAATCGAGGATGCCTTTTGCTGCCACCTTGCGCCCATCAATGTCAATCTCCTTGATGAAGGTGATTTCTTTTGCTGACTTCTCGAATACCAAGCGGAGCATTGGATGCTTCATGATGGCATCGTAGATCACTCGAGCATTGGGCGGCATGTCTTTGGCATCCGTCTCGAGCAGATTGCGATGGAACTCCGCACCGCGCTCGAGAGCACCGGCAGCGTATTGGATGCTGCCAGTGAAATGCCTCTTGATGCTTGATGCGTTAATGGCTTCGATGCTGTTGTAGATGTCGCGGCTCATGAGTTAGTAGACTTCAAGAAGATTTCTGATTGCACTAAGAACTTTTAATGTGTCTTCCGTTGGAGTTCCATTAATTAGACCTACTGCTTTATTGTGGCTTATATGAATTAATTTATTTTCCAATCCAATCCACTTGCAATTGTTAATAGTTCCAACTTCTACCAAAGTTAATTCTTCGCCATAAACTAAAACTAAATCTGGTCTTTCGCCCTTTTGATTTCCATTATTGCAAAACCCAGCCATAAGACCTTCATCAGATATACATAAAAAATCATCAAATTGACTTTCCATAATACTTGGAAGATTAAATCTAAGCTTATCAATAATTGACTCGTGTACAATTCCGTTTCTGTTTGGCATAATTACGCTTCAATTTGTCTCTTATCCAACGGAATGAAACCCGACCCGTTTCCATGTACTACCTTGATGAAGTCAACCTCAACCTTTGCTGAGTTAACAATGACCTGGGCGATGTCTGCGATTGCTTTTGCTTTGTCGAGCTCCATGTCGTTTTCTTTGAGCATCTCGATGATTTCGAATAGGTGATCCCTTAAGTCTTCGATTTTATTGCGTGCCATAACTTGTTCAGAGTTTTAATTGTTTGTTGAATTGGTTGAGGATATTTAGTAATGCGGTTACGCTCCATGTTCTCCACTTTCGTGATTGCTTCAAGGTTTTCTATCTCGAAATTTAATATGTTTTTATCTCGAAATGTCACTATCATGTGCGGCTCAAGCTTGCCATGATGCTGCTCGTAGATGTGCCGATGTTTAAGCACCCACCTCGTATGCTCTGCAATCTTGATGTACGTGTATCCATCTTCATCGATGCGCTCTGAGCCAACCTCTCGGTGATTCGGTGGCACAGTGCCCTTCTTGAATCTTGTCTCCTTGCCTCCGATGTCAAGGCCTTTCATGCCTTTGTTCCAAGGTGTGTGGCCTTTGGTGAACTGCGACTCTTCTCTTGTCTTTTGCAGCCTACCACTTGCTTCTGTTGCCAGGTACTCGGGAGTCTTATGCAGCTGAAGTGCGAAGGCTTTGGCATAACACTGGGCGATTGATTTCCCAGTGATAAATGCCACCTCTTTTGTCGACCGGTGCGGATAGTATTCAATCAGCAACTCGGTCTCTTCCATCGTCCAGTTAGAGCGACTCATAATAATCGCGCCCTCCTTCTTCGCCTCCTTGTGATGACGGCCTTGGAAAGCGGTCAATGATTGCCTTCTGCCCATCGTGGTAGCCATTTGAGTAGGCTTGGATTATTGCTTCTTTAACCTTTGCTTCCATCGTGTCGTTATCGCATTCGCGTGGGTCGATGATTGCATCGAGGTAGCGGTTGAATTGCTTGAATTCGTAGTGGATGTTGTCTAGTTCGTTCATCGGATTACTTGTGTTTTAACTTCTGTTAGTTCAATTCCATTTATGCGGTCAATGTTGGTAATTTCCATTGCCTTTGGCAGCTTGCGGAGTAACTCGGCCACATCAAACATCTCAGCACGCATCAGAGTCCAGAGCACTGTTGCCCAATCTACCTCGCCAACTATCTCCGCTTTTTTACTGATGCGGATGTTTTTGGTGTGATCGAGCTCAAGAGTTGTGGTTGTGGTTGCATCGGTGAATATTGCGAAGATATCACTCACATCGCTTGTGCTTGCCGAAATCAGCGCATCGGCTGCTTGCTGTGCAATCTTTGCATCTGCTTCCGCCTTCTTGCGCTCGAGCTCGTTGGAGTAGTCAATCATCATCTGCTTGCGCTCTTCGATGTAAGCCTTAAGCGGAGCAATGGCATCGCGCTCGACTTCCATAATTTCCTTCTTGTAGGTATCCAGTGGAAGAGTTACGAGCTTGCGGTTTGTCTCGATATGCTTGATAGCCTCGTTAGCTGCTTTGATGGATACGGCACTCATGTCGTATGTCAGCTTATCTTCGATGGCAGATGGTGCGCCTGCGATCATGCTCTGCGCCTCAAGCATCTTGGTTGAGTTAAGCGACTTGTAGAAGTCGGTAATGTTGTCTATATTTGCTGCGTTCATAGCGATTGTTTTATTGATTGTTTTTAATGAAGGGCGGCTTACCACCGCCCTTTGTTATTTTAGAACGGGAAGCCGTCTTCCCAATTAACTGATTCAACTGGAGTAGGAGTACTTACAACACTACTAACTACCACTCGAGGCAACGGCTTTGAAACTCTTGCAATCCACTCATCAGACATCTTGATTTTATCTTGGATGAACTCGGGCAGCTGAGCAAAGATTGCATCATCATGCTCCTCGGTGTTGTAGCAAAGCGGCGTGTTAAATGCAGGAGGACAAACCAAACCTTTTGGCACTGGAGAGATTCCAATGATGTTCGCGTAGGTCATGTCGCCCTTAGTTACGTGGGTCAAGTTAACCATGCAAGGTCTTCCAATCAGAGTGAAGATGTCGAAGTCTTCAGCAACGCCATTGGTCATCTTCTTGCCTGCCCAAGATTCGATATCTCTGCGGAGCACCGCCTTCTCGTTCATCGAGAGGTTGTAGATGCTGCGAGCATAGAACGGTTTCTCTTCGCCGCCTTCCTCGAATGCGTGTGTTTCGGTTGGCAATTCAAAGATGAATTGCACTTTGCGTTTTTTGCCTGGAAATTGACCAGTTTGCATCGTTGTTCCAAGGTCAACGATTTGGTAACATCTTGCCACGAAGGCTCCTTCCGGAGCGATTTGACGGGAGGTGTTATTCCCTGAAGGTGCTTTTAAGCCCATGTGATTGTTTTAGAATTGAGTTATTAATTGATTGAAAGATACTTGAGTGTTGTGCAGTGTCTTCTGATACATTCTGAAGAACTCGTTTACATCCGATGGATGATAAGTGCGAACCGATTCATGAAGCCCTTGGGTCATCTCCTTCGAGTATTGGCGAACAAGAACAAGTGAGTTCTTGTCGCATCTTTGGAAGAGCCCTTGATGGCAACCATCTTGCACAATTGTGAGCATGATGCCAGATAAATGATCGTAGTTAAAATACTGCGTTGAATCGTGTGATTTGAAAAATGTGTTCATTAGAAATTGATTTATGAGTAAATGATTGAATGATTGATAGGCAAATGTATTTCTTTATTTGATTCCCACAATATATATTCAAAACTATTTACGCATAATTATCCTAACTCGCACAGAATCAGCACGATTATTTTGCAGCACTAACTGCCGCAACCCCAATCAGCACCCCAACTCCTACCTTGAAGGCTGTTGTCTGATGCCATTTCTTTTCTTGCTTGATGTAGATATTCTCCAATCCTACCACTTGCACATTCGGATTGTCGACTCTCAGGCGCACAACTTGATCGGACTTGCGGAAGATGCGGTTGATTAGCCCAGTGCGCATGGTGTCGCCAACTGCATAGGTGAACTTGGTAGGAATCACAAGCGAATCTATCTGCAACCATCCTAGACGGTTGATCATGCCGCCGATTGTGTACCACTCGGTGCTCTTTAGGAATGGCTTTGGCAGTTGGATGTAAGGCTTACTTTCAATCATCACCGTATCGCCTAACTTGATCTGCGTTTTAATTATTGTGCGAGTTTCAATCTTAACCACCTCTGATGCGTTTTTGACTTTCACTTCGAGCTCAGCAATCTGCTGCGCTTGTTTGGCTGCATCTGAGCCCGCCTGTGCAATTATCTTCTTCTGCGAGGCTATAACTATGCTGTCCTCATAAATCGTGTGCTTAAGGCGATAATCATCCGCGATGTTTTCGCCGCAAGTTTTTAACAACAGAAACAAGAGCACAATTAGTGCGCCCAAAAAAATCGTTTCAGTACGTACAAATCCCATCTTGAATAAGTTTAATCAATGTTTTTGATGATTCCCAAAATAGTCGCTTGTCATTGAGCTCCGCTTGCAGTATTTGCAGTGCCACACAGATTGGCATCTCACGCTCGATGACGTACCAAGCGGCAACCTTAACAAGTCTCTCGTCCGCTTCTTGGTCTGTCATAATTCTCGAGCGGCTTTTTTTACCAATGCCTTGATGGCATCATCAAGCTTGTTGACTGATGAACTAATCATGCCGAGAAGTTCCTTGCGATCAATATCATCAGCGACATGGTGCTGAATTAACATCTGCACAAGTCCTGCGATGTTGGTAAGTGGTTGACGTAACTCATGGCTAAGCATGAAGCGGAACTCCTCAAGTAGATTCTTTTGCCGCTCATGTTCATGCGAGCTGATGGAAGTTACATCGACTATCTGGATACCAACAAAGTGTAAAGTGTCATCAATCGCAAAACAATTCCAAACATTATATCTGTCGCTTGTGTTCTTCTGCCTTGTGCGAGCATAGACTCTTGAAGGCTCAGGCGAATGCTTGCGAGCTCTGTTAATGGCTTCGATAAAGTCTGCTTTGTCGCCTTCGATGCTGATGATATCAGTGATCTTGTTTGGCTTGATATGGCTGACATAGTTCTTGAACAGTTCATTGTTCGTGAAAATCTTACCTTCAAGGTCGGTGACCACATAAAAGAGGTCGATGGATCGTTCTAAGATGAAGAGCGAAGACATGCAGAGAGTTCGCTATATAAGTTATTCCATGCCGACATTGAATTCCATGCCCAATGTGCAGTGATGTAAATTGTAAACACAAGCAAAGTTCCCATCACAGGCCCATCCATTGTCGGCTTGTAATCGCTGTACTCGGTGCGAGGCTTAATGATGATCTTAGCCTCTGGCTTTGGCGCAAGCAAGAATGCAGATGTGGTTGGTGTGATTGTATCGCTTGCGTAGGTTTGCTGCATAAGAGTCGGCTCTGGTATTGGTTCATCAGTTGGAAGCTCATAAGTTTGCCCCCACTGATTAGTGCAATATTGCTTGCCAAAGATAGTGAATTTCACCATCGATTGGTAAACGATCTGCGGCTCAATATGAATTGTGTGATGATGAGTATGGACTTTGCACCCAAGACCTACCACGCAACCCTCGTCAATTGTAGTATACGTCGAGTCTCTTCCTTCATCCATTGTCGTTTGCTTTAGGTATGTATCCTGCGGCCACCATTGCGGCCACAATCGCTGCAAGTGTCTCTGTCGTGATCTGCTTGAATATTAAAGCAAACACGCTCGACAGAATCACGAGAGAGCCAATGGTCGGCCTCCAATACTTGATAAAAATATCGAGCACTTGCCTGGGCTTATTGACTCTTCTTGCGGCCATAGTTATCAAACGATTTTTGTGAAGTATAGTTCCGCTTCTTTCTTTCTTCTTCTTACAAGCCCACTCGATACCTCGCCGCCTGCTCTGTTCCACTTGGCAAACTCAGCTGCAATCTTCGGGTCGTTTGGGTTGGCTTTGATAAACCTCAACAATTGAGACTTGGCAAGGTTGCCTGCTCCGAGGTTGAATGTAAAGCTTAAAAGGGCATCAAACTGGTTCTGATTCACCTTGGTTGTGTTAAGCAGACCAATCACACTTTGCTCGAATTCCTTAACATGATCCTTAAGCAGTTGATTAGCCTGGTCTCGAGTGATTGTCTGCCCGAGTTTCACCTTAGTGCCGTCATGGTAGAAGGTCGCGCCATAGCCAATGGTCGGAACTCCTGCCGAGCAAAGGTAGGATGTCAAGCGCAAGCCCTCAAACTCCTGTATGAGGCGCAGGCCGTTGTCGCTAAGTCGCATTATATCAAAGAGTATTGAAATGATGCAACAAATTCTTGATTAGAATTAAATGGGTCTGTTGCCAATGCTCTTAGATAAATTCTGTCATCTATAACACAATCACTTGCTCCGTTAGTATATTGATTAAATGATGTTACACCTCTTGCAGTACTGCTTACTGGTGCAATTGGGAAAGTAAAATCAAATTCACCTAAAACAACAGAACTAAAATCAGTATCAACACTGCCATATATTGTGCAAGTAACAATATTACCTACTCTTGAATAGTATGCACTTAAAACTAATGCATTGCTTAAGTTTGCAGAATAGCCACTAAATGTCGGTGTCCATGTACCACTCACGACATTAAGCGAATTATTCAAATTGCCAACTGTAATCTTTGAGGATGTCCCTTCTGGAGATTCCGTTGTGTTGCTGATGTCAACGATGTACAATAGGTCTCCACTTACTGCCGTAGCAAGTGCTGGTAAGTCTGTTATTTTTACTCCTGCCATGATGGTTGTATGTTAGTTGTAAACTCGGATTTCGATTGATGTATTAGACATTTGAGTATTAATTGGAATTGGGTTATAGTCTATTGTATCATATAATTCATTAGAAAAAGTAAATATTAAAAGAGAATTAGATTCTCTTCCTATTTCTGCTCTACCAGGATTTGACGTATTTGTACCAACATTTCCAAGACCTCCTATTGTATACCATATTTTATCAAAATCCCATACATTTGAATTAACTATTTCATAAGTACCAGTATTAATATAAGTAAATGAAATTGTCCCTTCAATTGTATTTTCTAATTCAATTGCAGTAGGCGCATCAACTCCTTCTTGAGTTAACAAAGCAGTATAAACCTTATAAGGTCTTGCAACATTCCCCACCTCAATCTTCTTACTTGTCCCCTGCGGACTTTCGGAAGTATCGCTAACATCAACGATATAAAGCAAATCATCACTTGCCGCCGTAGCAAGTGGGGTTAGGTCTGTAATCTTTACTCCTGCCATAATATTAGTTGTTTAAGATGTAGTTAACTGCTTTGGTTGAATCGGTGAACTGAATGCCGTTAAAGCTAAACTGATTCACGTTGATTAAAAAAGTTCCCACATTAGTACCTAAGTGCAATGTGCTTTCATCGACCACTTCGCATATTTCAACATTGGATGCGATTGCACCAATTACCGATGTTGAGAAGGTCACATAGCCGCCTTCAAGTGTTATCTCTATCATAAGATTTTCATTAGCATTAATGAGATTAATGATGAATCAAAATTTGAATTATTTTGGACTGCTCCGATTATATATTGGTCAACAGTCCAATTAATTAAATTAGATGTAAAAGCAGAATTGATGAAGTCTGTTGCTAAACTGGTGACTCCAACTACCATCTCTGTATTAGTTGTTGCATTTTTAACTACTGCCGTTCTTGTCATTTGAATTGTTGAAATATTTATTATACTTCCAGTAAATGTTGCCAAAAGTATTGGTGTTCCTAATAAATTATTAGTAGTATTTGAATACAATCTAATAGTGAATATGTTATTAGCAATAGTTTTTCTGCCTCTTATTGTAAATTCAAGTACATTCCCAGTTGTTATTGTATTAGCTGGAACAAGAAATGATTGACTTAATGTATTAACACTTCCAAAAACTGCTGCACCATCAGTTGTATTCTTGTAGACCGAGATGTTAGTAGAATATTGTGGAATATTTAATGTTGAACCACTTAACGTAGCTGCTCCACTTGTACCCGTTGTGGTCAATGTGATAGCATTCTGCTTGCCGTTAAATGTTGACCAATCAGCTGTGCTCAGCGCACCTCTGTTTGAAGCTGATGCCGTTGGTAGGTTAAAGGTGTGCGTTGCGGTTGTAGATGATATTCCAAAGTCAGTGCCTCCCGTTCCAACTGCGAGCAGCTGAGTCTGAGCAGTCAGTCCATTAAGCGATGTTAACCCAGTGGAGAAAGTTGTAATTACTTGGCATAGGTGACCATTCTCAGTATGAAGTTCAATAGTTCTGCCCGATGTATTTACAAAGACTCTAAGTGCTAACCTATCTGTGACTGCAAGTGTTGTGGCAGGCACTGCCAAAGCAGTGAAATAAGCATCTAATGTAGTGCCGTTTGTAATGGCTTCAGGTGTTGCTGAGTCATTTGCAATTGATGTGAATGTAAGTCCTACGGTATCATACTTGAGCAATTCAACATAGTAAGATGGACTACCACCATTTGATGTTGCTCTAAAAAATAGTTCTAAATTCCAATTACCCGCTGGTATTGATAATACACTTGGGTCATTTGCATCTGTAATAAATTGTGCAATCAATCCATTGCCTTGAGCATTCGTTCTTGTAAAAGTTGTACCACCTCCCAAGACTGGAGTTTTACTCATTTGGTCATAAGCAGAACCAGCAAATGTACCTTGAGGTACAGAGCCGTTGAGGTAGTAGCTAACTGATGAACCACCGCCGCTTGATGTAGGGAAGTTTGCAAGCTGACCATCACCTCTGATATATTGCGTTGAAAGTCCTGCCGCTGCAACCGCCAATGTTCCGCTAGTTGTTACTGGGTTGCCAGTGACAGAAAATGCGGCAGGCATCGAAAGGTCGACTGATGTGACCGATCCTTTGCCATTGAATGTATTCCAATCTGTTGAGCTCAAGTATCCATCAGTGCTGCCATCGGCTTGAGTGATACTGATGTCGGGAGTATTGCCGCCACTTGATGCGATGGGTGCTGTGCCTGTTACCGATGTAACACTACCAACTGCAACTACTGCCCAAACTGCTGCACCGATTGTGGCATCTGAGCATAGATAAACAGTGCCGTCATCCAAGCTCCATCGAGAACCGACAACAAAACCCTTCGAGCTGTCATCAGTTACTTGTGGTACAAACGTAAAGTTATGCGTCACATCACGAATGGTAAAGCCATCTTGCTGCATGTAGTACAACCGCCCTGCTTCCCACTTTAGCTCGTAGCTGATTGAGCATATTTGCGCTGTGCCTTTTACTCCGCCATTGCCTGCATCGGTTGTGCCTTTGCGGAAGAATGCGCCGTTATCAAATGAAAGCCCTGCGCTTGCTGTGAATGCAATGTCATTGGTTGTGCTGTTGCCAACATCAGTCACATCTTGCAACGATGGTGTTGTTCCACTTCCCCCCGGTATGTTTACCTCAACCACTCCAGGCGATGTAAGTGATGCTGTCACTCCTTCGCCCGTAAAGTTCAATGTTGTTGCAATCGGAGTCACCTCAATGCCTTCATTCTCCACTGCTATCGCACCACCTTCGCCACCAACTGCCACCAATGGATCCTCTGCCGTTCCATTTCCGATGATTGTAACACCATCAACAGCAACCTCTGTCAAGCATGGTGTGCAAGGTTGGAAGTCAGGAAGTGGAATGTCGCCTGTTGCACAGATATCATAGCAGCCATCCTCTGTGGTTGTGATCACTTGTATATCGAAGTCGACAGTCACACAAGCAAATTCGTAGTTTGCTGTTAGGCTTTTAATCTCGTTGATGTAGCCGCTCGGAATTACCTCGTAGTTGATAACACCTATGCTCTGCTTAAATTGTGAATCAGTGCCAGAAGTCAGCTTGTATATTCTCGATGCAAGCCAGTCCTGTGCATCATCTCCATCGCATGGCAGATGGCTCTTGCGCACAACAGCATAAGCAGTTAGCGGAAAAGAGGTCACGTACAACTGCTTGCAGCCAGACATCTTGTAAGCATCAGTCTTAACAACCGTTACCTTGCCACGCTTAGCCCAAAACAATGTGCCTTGCTTAGCATCGAAGTTGGTAACTACCTCCGCTTGACCATTGCCGATATAATGCACCCAAGCCTTCTCGTTGCCGTTTGCATTAAGCTCGCATAGGCCGAACTGCTTGTCGAAGATATTCGCTACCTCAACACGTTGGTTGAGCCGCTCGATGATGGTCTTAAGTAGATTCATGGTTTGCTTATCTGATTTGCGATTTGCTCAACCAACAAGTCTGCATGTAGTTGCAACATTCTCGATTGCTCCTCCGCTGTTGGTTTAAATATTGTTCCGTAAAGTTTCTCCAATCCTTCTACTTTGCCTGCTTCATCAGCAACAGTGTAGATTGCAGTATCAAATCCTTCGGTAATAATTGTAGTTTGATCTGTTGCAAATGACCTTTTAAGGAAACCTGTAAGCTCCAATGGAGGACGGCCATTTGCTTGTTTTATTTTAGCATAAGCAGGAGTGTAAGGCTTAGTCGGTAAGAAGTTGCCTGCTTGATTGCGACCTCTTCCAGTATCAATGCCAAAGATGCGAATGTACATCTCTCGTCTCATGTCTTGCACTGCAAACGATAACGGAGTAAATCCGTTATTCCACTCAGAGAACAGAGCATTAATGCGATCACTTATCTCCTTGGGCGTAGCCATTAAGGAAGAGCAGTTACATACTTCATGTTGCGGCGGCAATCAAAGCACGTATTGTCGTCAGGCATTCTCATGTTTTGCAACATGGCCGTGAGCTCTTCGCTGTATCTCGTTGCTGCAATGTCTCTGCCTGCAATCATACCATCGTTAGGGTCGGAAGTTGAGAACCCAGTGTTCACGCTAACAGTTGTATTCACTCGTTGATTCGGGCTGATTGTTAAACCATAGTTATAAATCTCAACCGCCGTTGCGTAT